CTTACTAAACCTGAAGAAAAAGTATATGTATTTCCAGAAGGCGCATTTGGTTGACTTCCTGTTGCTTCATAAAATAGATAGCCTTGTATCGTTCTTAATCCATCCTCTCCATCTGCTGGAGTAACACCTGCTTTTGACTTAGATATAGTATACTTTCTAGTTAAAGTTTTTGTTCCTGTTCCACCATGTACACTTGCTGGTATAAGTGCTCTTACTGTAAATGTTTCTGCATTACTAGACCAGCTAGACCCTGTAAGAGCGTATGCTCCTGTTGATTGTGTTAGTGTAAGTGTTAAACCATTTTGAACAGCAGTAGTACTTGTACCGCTAGTACCTGTATAAAATAGTACGCTTGAATTTGTGCTTACAGAAGTAGCACCTACAAAAGTTTCAAAGACACCACCTGCATCATCATAAAAACCACTACCGCTAGTAGTACCACTTGAATTCGTAGCTACAGTATGTGCAGCATTTGTTAAATTACCTGTTACACCTCCAATACCCCCAGCACCATCTTGTACTGAGAATAATGTAATAACATCAGTGGCTTTCAAACTTCCGCCCTCAAACATTCTACATCTTATTTGTGTTTCTGAATCTAAAGCTGGTTCATCTGCATCTGCTAAAGTAAACGTAGTAGCTGTAGAAGCTATTGTGTTATTAGAAGCGTCTGTTGTTATTTGAGACCAATTTTGTCCTTGGTCTGTGCTTTTATAGTAATCAAATGTAGGTGTTGTAGCATGTCCTTGAGGAGTTGCTGAAATATCTATAGTTGTAGAATCGTCTGGAGGACTACCATTATCGTATCTGATTACAAAGTTACTCGCAGCTAGTTTTACTGTTCTTGCATCTACTCCGCCACCTGCAGCACCATCTAGTCCTGCTGTAATTGCATAAGTTTCATCTATGCTATAATTTGTAGAAGCATCTGTTACTATCTTAGCAATTATTGCATCAAAAGAAGTATTAGGTCTAAAAGTTAATTTAAATACATTTACTCCAGAGTATGCTCTGGGCAAAGTGTCAGCAAGTTCTATAGTAGTATCAGTATTTACAAAAGTAACTGTAGTATAGAAACGAGTAGTCCCTGCTGCTCCAATTACTATTCTGTCTCCCGGTATAAAGTCTCCATCAAAGTTAGTTCCTGAGCCTGTTAATATATTATTACCTACAGCTCCTGATACAGTACCAGATACTTGAGTTATGCCATTATTAGCTGCTCCAACTTCTTTAATATAATCATACCCAGGAGTATTACCTGTAGCATCTTGAGCTGTTGTATCTGTATGAATTTGAACTGCTTTAAGTTTATCTGTTGACTCACTTGCATCAAATAATAAGTATGCAACAGCACTTGCTCCCATACCATCAAAGTTTTGACTATAGCACGCAGCATTATTAGTAGAGTTACTATAAGTTATTCCATTTGGAGCGTCAAACTGATATCCATAGTTTTCAATAGAAACTGTAGATGTATTAATTGTTAAAGCTCTATTTAATACTCCACCTTTAGGTATTAATCCAATTTTAGATAAGGTATTATCTAAGGAGGAATTAAGAATTTTAATTTTTCTCTGTATTATATTCGACTTAGTTCCATTAGTATTAACTGCTTGTAGTTTTACAGTAATAATTTTTGGAGTATTGTAAGATATTAGAATATTAGAGTCATTCTTACCTGCTGTTAGTTTTTTATATTTTCCTTGTGATTCCGCATTATGTTTTATTTCATAGTGACTTATATGTTGATATCTAGTTCCATTACTATTTTTAGGAGCTACCCAGTTCACTCTGATTTTATTTTTTACTGCTTCAGGAGATTGACCACTGTCATCTACTCCCTGGTTTAAATCTTTTGTTAAAGAAAGAGTTAAAGATTCAGGTACAGGCACTACCTCATCATACGAAGGTAAGCTATTAATATCTGTTCCCTGCTCTAGCACATAGCCTCTATCTATTAGGTCAAATTTAGCTGCTTCATACTTTACTGCTGTTATTGCATAAGTAGTTAGCTCTGACTGATTAATTCCAGTTACAACGTATTGCTGAGCAGAACCATTTGCTAAGTTACCTGCAGAGTTATACTCTCTAATTGCCCACATATAGTCTTGACTAGGTGCTGAAGAAAATGAACCAGAAGTTGCTACTGTAGTAGTATTAGCTGAAGTTGTTGATATAGTCTGAGTTTCTACTCTTGAGTTTGGATTCCATACTAAGTTTAATTCGTCTCCAGAACTATCCACTGCATTTGAAGCTTGTTCTTCTGTAGTAATTTCTACAACCGTTCCATTGACTTTTGCAAATCTTATCAGATTTCCTCTACTATAAGTAGTAGTTGCAGAAGCGTTACCTACATTATCATTTATTGTTCGTAACTCATCTCCTAAGTATGCTCCACCTTCAGGATATATTATAGATAATTTAAAAGTATTACCACTAGATAAGTCTAAAGCGCTATCTACATTGACTGAATTAACTGATGAAGAACTAGATACTCTTCCACTATATCTTATATTATCGACGTCCGCATCTTGTATTAGTACAACATCTCCAGGTTTTAAGAATCCTGCATTAATAGAAGTAGCAAAACCAACTCCTTCTGTTTCCATTATTTCAGAAAGTAAGTTCCATTTACCAAATCTATGTGCTTGGCCTTTAGATGTACAACCAAAAGCTACTACATCTTTAGGTATAATTCTACCTGTTTCTAAAATATTATTTGTGTCTTCTACTATCTCAACTTGTTGTTTGAACATAGCTTCGGGGTCGTTCCAAGTTACTCTGATTTGATTAGACCTAAATTGTTGTTTTGTTGAAGTATATTTAAAAGGACTGCTTACATTTGCTTTAGAAAAAGTGTATACAGGTTGTTGGTATCTATTCTGTGAAAACTGTACCTCACCATCTAACCAATACATCATTCCTCTAAAGGTAGAAGCTACGTCCTTTAATACTTTAAGTGCTTCTGAAGCTTCTTTAAGATATAAGTTTGCTGTAAACCTTGGTTCAAGTCCACCCTTGCCGTCAGAAACTAACTCATCACAGTATCTAGCAATTCTATATAATGCATATTTGTCTATTTGAGAGCTATCTATGTATTTTCCTAATCCATATCTATTATTTGATATTAAATCATAAAATACCCAAGCTGGATTATCTGTCCATACTTTCGCAGCATTTATATGTTCAGGAGCAAATGTTGTTAAGTCACCTCTAAAATTACCGTCCCATTTCTGGAAAGAACCTGTGTTATTACCGTTAGTTACATTTCTATCGTACTCTCCTGAAGTTCTGCCATCTTCTCCTTTAGGGAAATAATTAGTAGGAACTTGAACAAGTAAACCTTTTACATCATAAGAACGCTTAGGGATTTTTGAAAAAGACTCTGCATCAAAAATTAAAGAACCATAAGCAGCATAAGGGTAAGATAATTTATCCTCTAGTATATGTTCGACTGTCTGTAAAGTACAAGGTGAACTATGGTCATAGTCTCCAGCTCTAGCACTAGAAGGTCCAATTCTTTCTATTCTTACCTGGTAACTTGTGTAAGGTTGAAAATCTTTTGTACTGATTGTAAAAGTTTCAATAAAAGGCGCTTTTGTCTCTGCAGTAATTCTTCCAGTATTAAATCCGTGCTTCCATGCAGCAGTATATTTACCACTACCTCTTGCTAATAACTCTGCATCCGATAGTCCAAAAACTAAAGCTTCTGTAAATTTATTGTCTCCCTCTCTTTTAAATCCAAAGAATATTCGTAGCTCACATATTGCTGGAGCTTCATCTCCACTACTTGCTTTTACAGCAATCATATTTGGAAATTGAAATGTTAATTTTACTTTATCTACTTCTGCCGGATTTGCTACATTACTTGAATTAACTATTACTGGACTAGCTGTTGCACTACCCGCTGTTGTATTCCATCCTCCAGTAGTAGTATGATTATTACTTCCAATTATGGAACTTAAATTTGTAGCCTCAATCGCTTGTCCCGGCCCATCTACAACCGAAGAACTTCCTAAACCTCTTAGAGTATTCAAATAAGGCTGCTCTCTTAGTCCATTCATAAAAGCATATTGGAATTGTTCAAAATTATAATGAGTATCTTCAACAGTTTCTAGAGGTGAGTTTATAACTGCACTAACCCCAGAAACATCTCTTCCTGCAGTACCATAATCAGTTATATCCGCTAACACTAAAGTGTTGGCATTGGTTATTGAACTAACAGTTGCTATTTTATCTATAGTTACTGTTTTATGCGATATAGTTCTAGGTAAAGCTACGTCTATATCCACTGTCTGGGCATCTATAAACTTTACTATTTTTGCAACTAAAACTGAACTAGAACTTCCGTATCCTGCTCCTTCTATTCTTATATATTGGTGAGGGTTTGATGTTTCTATCTCTGTATTTGCAGCTGCATCGGGATTAATAGAATTTAAATCTGTAGTATCAAAAAATCCAGAACCTGAGTGTGTTGTTATACGAGTCGTACCTGAAGTGCCTGATACTCCTTGAGAAGACCCATTGCCTGTTAATTGTTTCTTTGCACTTTCTATAGAGACATTACGAGTTCCATCAGCAGTACTAAATGTACTAAATAGTCCTTGAGCACTGGAATCTACTAAAGTTTTTGAACTTGCTGTATATGCAGTGTCTGTTAAAGATACTATTTGATTTTTTGTATTTCCAATAGTAGCTGCTGTTTTATCTAAGTATATAGAGTTTGTTCCATCAACTAAGCCTTCTATTGGGCCTTCTGATACTAGGTCATAGACAACTGCTGTTTGGTATTCATTAGGACTATTATTAGTTCCAGAAGTAGTTCCGGCCCCGTTAGCTTTGCCTCCATTTGTTAAATTATAAAATCTTCCTAAATTTTTCATTATTTTTCCTGTGATTGTCCTACTTCATTTGCCTTATGGTATGATACAGTGCCTGTAGCCGAATTATATGGGCTGTTGGCATGGTAGTTACTTTTTATTGTTGTATAGCCTGATTGATTGTATAGTACTTGGTCTTCTACAAACCCGAAATTAATAACAGCACCACCTACTAATAATCTTCCGTAGAGTAAAGGAACAGGTGCTCCTTGTAGTGTATTATTCTCTGGTCCATTATATAAATAACTCTTTCCTGCTTCCGAAGGGGAGTCTGGAGTTAAGTATCCTGTGACACCATCCATGCCCAAAGTTGTACCTACTACTTGAACTGCTCGAGTTGCCATCGCATTCATTGTTTGAACTTTCTTTAGATTTGCAGCAGCTTCAGTTGCTTGTATTTGGCTACCTCCCATGCTACTATTTGCCGCTATTACTTCGGCTTCTGCAGCAGCAGTAGCATCTGCAAATAAACCATCAACAAACCCTGCTCCATATATTATGAGTATAGCTCCTAGTATTACTTTAAAAACGTCACTTGCTCCAGCACCAGCAGCAACTGGTGTTATGATTACTGTGTCTTTGGGAGGAGCTATCATTGCATCTACTGTTCCTTCTATTAAATCCTCTCCATTTTGAATTGTAAAATCTATACCTTTTTCTGCACACTCTGTTAAGTACTTTTTAAATCCTTCTGTCTGACAATCTATAAGACGTAGCATATCACGAAAATTAGATACATTCATATCCCATTCCGTTCCAAACTTCTCTCCTATTTCTCCCATTAATTTAACGTGGGTCATAAATTTCAACTCCTTTTTCCGGGTATGATACAATTAAAAATGGTATACCCAAAACTTTTGCAACATCTTTATCATGCTGACTTGGTTTACAATTCTGCATATAGTGACTATGGACTACATATTTTATTTTTGAAATTAGTTGATACTTTGCGAAAGTTTTTGGGTCAATTTCAAATTGATTTTCTCCCAAAAATTTGTTTTCACAAGGAATCCATTTTTCTTCATTGTTCTGTTCTATTATTAACCCACACATCTCGCGTGGGGCTTCCTTTTCTGCATGAGAAAAGATTTCTTCTATAAATTTATTCAAAGTTCTTCGACCCCGGAAATCCTCCAAAAGGTAAAACTCTTGAAGTATTAACTGAAGCCTTTGCTCGTGAAGTAGCACTGGTTACATCTACGGGAGAATATCCAAAACGTTTTCCGCAAGAAGATAATCTTTTACCGCATTCATCAGCACGTCTCCAAAATTGTGTAAAGCCTGGAGTATTTCCTGTTGTTGCTACTTTGGCTTTCCATGTAAAATTATTATAAAGTACTATCTCGTTCAATCTATCGTCAGTATAAACTTTATAAGAAGTACTTGCATTGTAAGTGCTGTATACTCTTATTGCGTCAAAATTAGCGTTAGACTCTGAAGGAGTACCTAAAGAGGATTTTGTTCCTGTTACATTTACAAGCCAGTACTTGACTACGTTAGTAACTGCAGATACATTTCCTAAGTTATCTATCTCTCTTGCTGATTCTCCTGTAGTTTTTATATAACTATTTATAGCAAATGAAGTACCATTAGAAGCACTAGTATAATTGGTGTAAGAGTCAGAAGAGTTAAATATGTACTCATCGTCTAATGTGACATATACTTTTTGAGCTACACTATTGTGCGTAGAAACCTGAAAATTTCCTTCTGTATGCCAGCTACATCCCCCGCACTTTTGGCCTTCTGCTAAAGTCGGACTAGCTCCTTGATACTGCCAAGGGCATGCATTTGCTACTATTTGTCTTGCTGGTATCTTAACCCCTTGTAAGTCGAAAGGAGAAGCAAGTTCAAAAATAATAGCCATATTATCTTTACTCATTATTTTTGAGATAGTCCAGACTTGTCTAGTAAATTCTATTGACTGAGCTCCTGAACCTGTATCAGCGGATTCTCCTGCTAAATATTTTTTTAGTGTTAATCTTCTTATAAGTTTTTTACCAATTAAACTATCTATATCTGTAGTGCCTATTAAAGTTGTAAAATTATTTCCTATATTAGAAAAACTGCAAGTAGGTCTAGTTATAGCTCCCGATACTTTTATATCAAAGCCATCTGCAACTACAGGATAAGGAACATAAGTTCTTAATTCAGTATTATCTGTATAGTCATACATTTGTAAAGAAGAACCGTCACTATCTTCACCAGGAGTTACATATGAAAAAACTCCTGTACTCTTTTCAATTTCAAATAATTGTATAAGAGGTGAAGCCTGTGTTTGTGACTGTAAATCTTGTATAATACTCATGACTCGTAAACTCTCCTAAAAGTTGCTGTTAAAGTGTAAAAATTATCGTAAGACCATGTTTGAGACCATTCAGAACAAACTACTTGAATACTTCTTTCATTTCCACTAGAATTAGTGTCAGAGATTACATATGCAAAAGCAGTTACTGCTCCTTTAGTTTCAAAGAAATCAACAATATCATCAATGTCTGCTTTTGGTCTATTTGCAAATGATAGATTGAATTGTTGGGGCGTATTATTTATACCGTCCGCAATTCTATGTTCATACCCGTCTCCGAAAGTATTTAAAAGTATTTTTGGTTTGTTTGTTACAGTCAGTCCTTTATCTGGTACTACAGTACCTAGTGAACCGCCTACGTTGAATCCTATTGCCATAATCTATTAATAAGGACTTAATTGTCCGCCTGGTCGTTGTTGTTTTTCTATTTCGTTTTGTACTGCTTGAGCTATTGATTGACCCATTGCTACCATATCAGCACCATCTGAAGTTGTCGAAGATTCTCCAGTTGTCATATTAATAGATACATTAACATTGCCTCCCATTCCCCCACTTACTGGTATTGATTTTCCATCGGGCAAAGGTACGACTGCTTCATTTCCATGCATAATAGCAGGGTAGCCTTGTTTAGAACCTGAGAATACTCCTCCGCCTGCTGCATAAGCTGGGGTAATACCACCTTTTGCAAATCCAAAGAAAGAGCCTATAGTTTTCAAGAATTTCATCCCTCCGCTATCTTCGTCAGACCCTAGTGATATATCTCCAGTTCCTGTTCCCATTCCTTTTTGTATACCCTCTACGTGAGCTTGTTTAATAATTTCAGCTCCTTTCTGATACCCTTCTAATTCTTTATTTCCGAATAAAAAGTTTGAAACTCCAGTAGCCATCTGCTCTGATAATTGTTTCGATACACTTTCAAAAACTCCTTTTGCAACATTTGCTAATCCTTCTGATAGACTACTATTCTTTCCTGTCATTAAATCATCAAAAGCTCCTGCTAGTCCTGACTCTAAACTGTTTTTCATAGCTTGTTGTATTTGGTATTGTTTATCAAGATTTTTTTCAAGCTGTATTCCTTGGGCCATTAGTAAATCTAATTTGGATTGTTCCATTTGTACTTGGGCATCGTCCATTGTTAAACCTTTCTTTTTTAACTCTGCTAATAGTGTTTCTTGATTACTTTGATTCAATAGATTCTGAGCTCTGGCTCCTTGCATTTTTAGTTCTTTAGCTTGCCCTTTTGTGGCTCCTATCTGTAAAAGAGCTAAATTAGTTTGAACTTTAGTTTTGTCTTTTATCATGCCCATTTCTATACCATGAAGTCTTTTAGCTTCAGCAACAACAAGACCTCCATATTTTGTCATAATAGCAGCTGCTCTTTGATTTTGGGCTTCTTGTGCATCCTGTTGGTCTTGTCCAGTTGTACTTGCAATAAGGTCTGCACCTGCAGATAAAGCGTTATTATCCTTACCAATATCTTTCAATTCTGCTGCTGTTAAAAATGTTTTTAACATTGACATTGTTGCATCGTCAAATACCTTCCCACCTGGCGCAAAATCTATGTTTACCAAGTTTTTTGCATAAGATTCTCCTAATCCGTTTAAAGATTCTCCTACTGCACTAATATTAGTAGTTAATCTTGTTAACTGTGTTTGAGGCGCTTTAAAACTTCTTAAAGCTTTAGAAAAATCTTGTGCAGAACTTGACATTATTTGAGTAGTTTGTGCTAACCCTTTCATAGTATTTTGAGCTATTGTCCCATCTGTTTCAATCTCTTTAAAAACCGTAGTTAAGTCGTCATAAGCTCCAGAAGATAAAAGTGTTTTCTTTTCGTTTTGTTCAAGAGCTACAGTTATTGCTTTTATTATTTTTTCATGTTGCGCATAAGCTGCTCCACTTTTTGTAAGTAAAGTTTGTTCGGCTCTAAGAGCTCTTTTTACTCCTTCTAACCCTTTTATCTGGTCGTCTGAAAAATTACCGTATTCGTATTGTTGACGGCCTTTACCATCATTGTTATCATACGTAAACAAAGAACCAAACGTTTTTTGCATCATAGTTAAATTCTGACCTGATACTCCCCCAGAAAATCCTGACATAATAGTACTAAAGTCTAGATTTGTTAATGCTTTGGAAGTAGCTAACATATTAGCTAGTAGTGTATTGTGAGTTTTTAAGCTGTCTATTGTTTTTTCTAAATCTTCCGCATTTCTTGAATATAAATCCCCAAATACTTGTTGTGCTGTTTTATACTTTTTTTCTGCTTCGTCTGACTTATCCATAAATTGTTTTAAGATTCCAAATACAGAAATTAATATGCCAGCATACCCTAAAAATGATACTGCTTTTGATAGACCTCTACCTATAAATTTCAGGGTACCTACAAATCTACCATACTCTGCTTGCATAAGGTACAAAGAACCAAGAAATTTATTTTTCATCTTATCTACTGCGCCGCCTTGGTCGGCTTGCATTTCTAAGTTATGCGCTTTTAATACTAATACCATTCTTTTTGATTCATTTCTTGTAAATGTTGTATAGTCTAAGAATTTAGATTTTTTTGCTTGTAAAGACCTTTCAAAGTTTTTTAATTCTTGTTGAGTTTGTAACTTGCCAAATTTTGCTTGTCCTGCTTTATTTAGCATTCCTGTTTGCCCTACTCTCTCTCTCATTCCCTGTACTTCATTTCCTAAATCCATAGCAGGTACACTAGGGGTTATGGCTTTTAAAAGACTAGTACCTGCAAATATACCTATACCTGCTGTAGCTAAAGTATTTTGTTGTAGAGCAGTGGCCATAAATTCTGCCATAGGACCTATTGCTCTTTTTAATGAGTTAACTAAATCATCAAAAGCTTTCGCTAGTTTAGTAAGTTGATTAGTTTGAGTTTCTACTCCTCCAAACTTTTCAAGACCTTGTGCTAAAACTTCATTAACTACTGATTGAGATTTCTCGAATATATTTAACTGTTTTGCGCTTTTATTTATAGTTAATGCATATTTTTCTGCTGCGGTTTCTAAACGAAGAATAATACCTAATTCATCTAATAGTTCGGGTTCTGCTTTTACAGCACCTCTTACTAATCTGTTAAATGAATCTGTCAAATCTCTTCCCAACATAAGTGAAGCATTTTTTGCAACAACACCAAGTTGATTAATTTGTTTTGCTGATAAACCAGCTGCCGTACCTATAGCTACGGATTGAGCAGCCTCTGAAAAAGCTAGCTGACCATCTGTAGCTGCTTGTAGCTGTCTTGTTAAAATTGATAAAGACTGACCCGTTCTAGTAGCATATTCGAACTGTCCTTGTTCTAAAATTCTCAAATCACTAGCACTTTGTAAAAATCTAAAAGCTGCTCCAATAGCAAATATATTAGCAGCTAAGGTAGCGTATGCAGGCACAAGTCCACCTGTGATGCCCTGAGCCATCTTTGAGAAGTTTTTAGTTTGGTTTGATGATTGACGTGATGCGCCTTTAAAATTACGGTTTAGAGTTGCTTCAGAGCGACCAAGGTTATCAACAGCTTTACCTGCTTTTTTAGTTTGACCTTCAAATATTTTAAGAGTACCATCATCTCCTATTTTAAAGATTAAATCAGCTACATTAATTTTCTTTTTTGCCATTTTACTTTCTTAGATTTGCAGAATTTATTCCGCCTTTTGCTTTAGTTTTTGAAGCCTTTCTTTGCCTTTCAGCTTTCTTGTTAATAGAGCTAGAATTTCTAGCTTCTATGTGTTTGATGAAATATACAATTGTTTTTCTATCTTGTACTTCCCATATATCTAACATAGTGCCAAGTGCAGACATGTCTTTTCCCATGTAATGTCCACTCATCCCTTCGAATCTATCAGGCAATAAATCATGCACAAAAAAAGCCACCTGAACTTCATAAGGATAATCTCCTATTTCGGGTGGCATTTCGTCTGGGTCAGGTTCTATACCTTTTTGGTCACATATCTCTAGATAAGTGTCCAGTGGTAATTGTCCTTCTTTATAATGTTTATCTAATAAACCAAGTATTTGGGTTACTTGGTCTTGGTAAAATTTTCCAGGTCGCCTGTAACTTCAGTTACCCAAGTATCAAAGTCAGCTCCATTTTTCATCAATGTTTCTGCATTTTCTACTGAGAACTTTAATTCATCTTCGGGCTCTTGTCCACTTATATCTACTAATAGAAGCTCTTCTAAGTACTTATATTTGAGTCCTTTCCACCCTTTTATGACTGCTTTACAGTATTCTGTTAAAAATTTATCTTCGTCAAGAGTTTCTTCAAAAGCTCTTGTTTTTCTGTTTAGTTTTTGAGATACACATCTACTTCTAAGTTTGATGAGTTCTTCTCTTGCTAGGTAACATAGGTCTACTGAAAATCCATTTAATGTTGGATAGTCGACTGTTACTGTTTTACTTGGAGTTAATAAACTCGCTAGTGATACGTTTTGTTTTTGTTCTGTCATTCTTTTTTCCTATAAAATAGGGAGGGACTATGCCCTCCCGTTAATTTAATTATTAAGTTACTGTAGGTCCTACAAACTCCATTGTTATTTCGTCTGTTGCATCAACTGAAGTTGGTAAAGCATGGAAGCTAGTTTCCAAACTTACGATATCATCAATTGAATGTGTTGGTACTTCTAAGTGACAAGTTGGTAGAGTCATAGTAACTCTTGGACTGTTTCCAGTTCCGCCAACTACAAATACTAAATTGAAGTCATTTGTTACTACTGAAGTTGATTCAATAATATCTTCAAATAAGTCTGTACTTGAAGCTCCTGATGATGGAGTATTTAAGTAACAGGTAAAGTTACCTGATACATTTCTTGTTCCTGTTACGTGACCTAAAGGTTGATTTACGATACCTAAAGTTTCAGGAGTTAGGAAACTAATATTGTTACCAATAGTAACATTTCCACCTGTCAGTGTTAAACTGTAAGCAGTTTGAATATCTCCTGCTGCTGTTGCTGTAACTGTTAAATCTGTTAATCTGTTTCTGATAAAGTTATTTGTATCAGCTGCTGCTGTTCCTTCATAAATTGTTGCTGTGGGCATTGAAGATGCTTCAGTAATAATCTGACCAAAACCTGACCAGTTTGCTGTTGCAATTCCATCAATATCAAAATCAATTGAAACTTCATTTACTACACAGTCTGCAATTTGATAAATAGTTGGTGATGTTTTACCACTACCCATTTCAAATGTAAGTGTGAAAGTATCTAAAGTAGTTTTATTAGAGTTTGTAAAAGCTAAATCAGCTCCGTTAGCATCTGCAGTAGTAAAACCTGCTCCTGATGCTCCGACTGCTCCTGTACCTGCTAATGCATTCCATAAAGCTTCCTCTACTACATGAGAATGCGCAGCATCGTGTTCTCCACCTGCATCGCCACCGCCTGATGTAAAAGGTCTAATGTAAGTTGAGAAAGACCATTCTGCTGGTGCATAAGAATCAGTAAACATTTGTCTAGCTCTTCTACTTACTCCTGCTGCTGTGGCCATCTCATTCAGAGTTACCTCTGTTGTGTTTGTCGCCTGA